TTCTCGGGTTGCTTGGGGACGTTCATTTGTTAACACTCCTGTGCGTGGTGGTGTGAAATTTTTTTCGGCGTGGGTGCGTGATTAGGTCATCAGCATTTGCACCGGCAAAAGATTTGAGAGGGGGGGGTCAAAACGCGGATTTCTGTGGCGAGAAGGGCAGGGGAGAGCGGAAAAACACGGCCGGATCGACGCCGAACCGCATCCGCAATTAGAGTGATAATGGATATTATGTTAAATCTTTTCGCATCGATGCGACGTTCGCCCATGCAGGCTTGACCGCGATCGCATTCGATGGCACGCGCACACGCGTGCGCCTCACCGCCTCGATGCGTGATTTCGCGCTCACACGCCATCCGCTTCCTCGCCATCCTCTATCACCGCATCTTCGACTACCTCGCCCTCGATCACGTCGTCGGTAACGCTGTTGAGTAGCATCGCCGCCTGCGCGTGCAAGTCGTTGACGCTGATGTTGATGGCCACGTCACGCTGCCTCACGTCATACTCGGGCGACATCTTCGACGCCTTCCACTTGTACACGTCGACGCTCAGCCTGGCGCTATTCACGTTCGCCTCGATCTGGTGGATCTCGTCCGCAATCTTCTGCGCCTGCGACGCGTAGTAGTGAGCCGCCATTTCCTTGGCCTCGTCGTATCGTTGCGCCCTGCCCTCTCCGGCTGCGATCCACTTGTGGAATATGTTCCAGCCTACGCTGTAATGTTTGATGACGTCGGACGCGTTCTTGCCGTCCGCAATCAGCCCGAAGATCTCGTCCTCGCCGGCAGCTTCCAGCGCTGCCAGCTTAACCTTGCCCAGTGTTCCCATATATCTCGCTCCTTAAAACGGTATCTCGTCGCCCAAGTCGACGTTAAATGTGTCGTTCGCCGTGCCGATGACGCGCGTCACCTTGGCCTCGGGAAACGCTTGCAACGTCTTCTCGACAAACTCGCTGCTAAAATTATTCGCCAGCACGACTGCGGCGTCTACCATATCATACACCGTCCACTCGGGATGCTCTCGCCGTATTCCCATTGCATCGTGCAGCGCGATGCAGACAATGTGTCCGCTGGCAATCTCGATGCAGTAGGCGTGCGGACCGACCGGCTGATGTCCATTGGCAAGAGCTTCGGCCTCCAGTACGTCCCACGCCCGCATCAGCTGCCCCACGATTGCGTGTACGCCCACGACGTCGTCCGCCTCCACCTTAAACCGCAGCGCATCGTATGCAGCCTCGAAGCGGCCAGCAAGATCCGGTGACACAAGCTCGGGCAGACTGTCGCCCCACTTCTTGGTCATGTCCCGCGCCTTCTTGTCCAACGGCATCATCTGTCCGCTGCACTGCATCGAGATCGGCGTAGTCGGTGTGCCAGTCTCAAACGTACCTCTATTGCGTATCGCGTTTGCGATCCCCTGCTTCGCTTGCCGGCTCTTCGGCTTAACTAACTTAGCCATGAATTATCTCCCCTTCGATCCCAATGTTAACCACACCTAATATTTCCCTCTGCCACACACCACACCACACCACCCTATACAATAGGGGGTGGTGGTGTGGAACGTGAAATGGCCTTATTCTCCACACCACACCACACCCACCCACACCCCTAGTGTGTAAGGTGTGGAGGTATTAATGCAACACATCATCGACGTCACTCCTTAGTAGCTGGTCATCCATTCTCAGCAGTGCGTGCTCGATAGTCCACATCGCATTGACGAGGATGTGCGCCCTCCTCTTCCGCTCCTCCACGGTGGCCGGATATAAGAAGCCCGGCTCAAACTCTATCATGCAGGCGTCGATGTCGTCGGACCAGAGCACGGTCATAACTTGCTGCTCTGGCGGCTCGTCCTCCATCCACTCGCCGAGTTCGTGGTCCCTCATAATATGCGCGCCCCCTTCGACAAGTTATCCTTGGCCCACAGTGGCTGCAAATTCGTGTAATTGAAACACTCGAGCTGCTGGCTCTCGTCTGTCAGGTCAAACGCCGCGCACGGCATGATGTGGTCTATGTGCCACTCGCCGTGGTTGTCCCACGTCATGCCGTCGGTGAACTGCGTCTCTAAGTGCTGGCGGACGTGATCTATAGTGCATCCCAGCAAGTCCATGGTCTTGTAACACTTGTCCGTTGTTGCCGCCTTTACGGCTACCTTTATCCGAGACGTCAAAGTCATGCGAATTTTGTAATGCAGGTTCTCGGCCCTAAGTCTGCGCTGGTATCTCCGCGTCGACGTGCGTGTCTTGTCCTTTGCCTTGTCGTCTCTGCTGTCATACAGTCTCTTGTTGTAGTCCAGCCTATTCTGGCGGTATTCCTCGTCGTAGTTATACATCTTGCGCTTGTACTCTCTCTGCGCCCTGTTGACCTCGTCAACATTATTATGCGACCACTTCAGGTTACTTGCCCTCTTACCGCACAGCCTCTGGCAAAACTTTTTCCGATTGCCCTTGCTTACGCTAAAGAAGTTGCAGCAATTTCTCCATTCACACGCCTTAATCATCTTGCGCCCACCTCGTCCCCGGTGATCCACTCGCCGACGACCACGACCGGCACCTCACGCCCGGTGCGCAGATCTTTCTCGCGCTCGATGCGCAGCACGTCGGTCTCGATCCATTTTTTCACGACTGCATTTACCTTGGCCTTCTCGTGCTTCTTGTCCACGTCCAAGCCTAGCACCTTGGCGACCACGTTGCCCACCCACTGCTTGGCCTGAGTGTTCTGGCGCAGGAACTCGCCGTGCGCGGCACACTGCCCGACGTCACGCTGCACCGCCATCGCGTCCTTTGCGCTGATCCCGTCGAATAAGTCGGGCATGGCAAACTCTGTGGCCACGCCAACATATTCGCCGTTGGGTAGCTGCACGCCCACCATTCGGCGGAATACCGCCTTCGATGCCGGCGGCGCCATATTTGACTTTCCGTCGTCTACCTTAAAAATTCCGAGCGCCTCGGTCTCGGACACGCCCAGCTTGAGCGCGTCCTCCATTGACACGCGGTTTATGACGCGCGCCGCTCTTGCTGCGCCGAGTAGGCTCCCTGCCCCGCGTATGCTGTCGACGTTGGCGTCTTCGCCGTTGCCCTTGCGTATGTGATGCACGAGGGACGCCGCACAGTCTGTTGCGTCGCACACGGCGCGCACGGCGCCCACGGCCGCGTTCATTGCGACGTTGTCGTTCTCGTTGATGCCGGTGGCTGAGACCCACGGATCCACTGACACCAAGCCGATCTTGTTTTCGATGATCTTGGCGGTCATGTAGCTGACCAGCTCGTTGTCGACTGTGATGCCCTCGCGGTCCTGTCTGGCGAAGATTATGTTTATGTCTCGGCCCGCATCCAGGAATAACTTGCCCCGTATTTCGTCGGCCGTGACCTTGTAGTGGATCATGGCCGCCGCCACACGCCTTTGAAGTTCTTCGTATGGATCCTCCAAGTTAATTACCCAGCAGTTGCACGGCTCGTGCACGGTCTCACCGAGCAGCGGCCGGCCGGTGCAAATTGCCAGCGCCTCCACGATTTGCATGGACGTCTTACCCACGCCGCCGGCGGACGCCAGCACGGACACGTTCGAGCGGATGTAGTGTTGGCCATATATCCAGCGCCGCGCCGGTATCGACGCCGGGTCGACTGGATCGTATGGCGTCGGATAGCTGCGCTCTAGGCTGGCAATCTCCGCCTGCACGACCGCGACTGGCCGAGCCAACGCCAAAACCTCACGCAATTTTTCCGCGCTGGTCTCGCGTAGAAAGTCGTTGGCGTCCTTTACGCCCTCGATGCCCTGCATGTCGAACCTGACAACGTGGACGTCGGTGCTGCCGTCACCTCTTATCACGTCTGCCACCGCCTCCACGTCGAGATCTGGGTCGGCGCAGATCGTCACGTCGGACGCACGCGGCACGGGGTATGTGGACATGCCGGCCTTGCCAAACGTGCACACGACCGTGGCCTCGTCCCCGACAGCCTGATAGACGCTGAGCGCGTCCTCTGGGCCCTCTGTAATGATGATGCAGCCGCCCTCGTGCTCGTTTCCGATGCGCATTACGTTGCCGGCGATCACGCCGCGACTGTACTTGCTGATGCCGTTGTGCTCGCGCTTCTTGCCCTCTGGGGTCAGCAGCACCGACTGCACGCCGCAGACGTTCCCGTCTACATCGAGCGCCGGGAACATGATTGCGGGCCCGTCATACACATTCGGGTTAAACCGCGCCGAGTGCGACGCTGTATTGGCTCTCAGGCCCCTACTGTTTAGGTAGAGAAGCGCCGGACGCACCGCGTCTATGGTGTCGCGGCTTATTGTGACGCCACGGTCCCAGATGTCTCGGGCCTTCTTCATCTTGTCGGCGCGGCTCTCGTCGTCTCTGACCAGCATTTCCTTGGCCGCCAGTCTACCCATCAGCCGGTCAAACTCTGACGGCGTGTAGGGCATCGCGTCGGAGTTTTCGAGCTCCTTGGGGCTGTCGCCGCCACGCTTGAAGCCGGATCCGATCGTCGCCTTGATCTCGTGATCTTGCAGCCCCAGCACTTTCGCCGCCGAGTGTAGCTGCGCAATTGCGCTGTCTAAGTTGGCCGGCGCCATGTGGGCGTGACGCCCCAAGCTGAATGCGGCCTTGTTTAAAATTTCGTTGCGGCTTCCCTTGATTGCCGTGACCACGTCGGTCACTGCGCTCTCCGCTACCTTGTCAAAATATCTCTCGCTCATTGGTCCCACCCCTTTGTTAGTT